CATTGATTAAAAAGTCACGTAATTAACGGTAAAAACGTGACAAACGCTGCAGTAGCTCAGTTGGTAGAGCGGAACACTTGTAATGTTCTGGTCGGGGGTTCGAGTCCTCCTCGCAGCTCAAACGTTGGGAGAATAACCCCACATGGAAGACAGACGCTGACAGGAGACTAAGTGACGATTACAAACAGGAAGGAAGCAAGGGAATGATAGGCAAGAAAAAACCTCAAACGAAACGACTTGTAAGATGGCTTAACCATTACAGATACGGCAGGGAGATTACCGGAATGATTCAGAGTTTAATGATAGGCACAATCTTTCTGGAGCAGTTCAATGTCCCCCGCCAGTTGTATTTTTTCATCATCCCCGCAACGGCTTTCGGATTTATCGTAATCGGGTATCTGCTGAAGCGATGGAAGATATTTGAGAAAGACCTTGAATATCGCAGCAGCCAGAACCCTGTAATGAGTGAGATGTTGGAGATATTGAAAAGGATTGATAACGGAAATAATAAACACAGTAAAAGACATGAAAGACAAAATTAACAAAGTAATAGAAGACCTTAAACAAGGCAACATCAGTAAAAAAGATGCAGAAACCATTTTATTGGGTTTATTTAGTGTTAGCAACCGTTCTATCTGCTCTAAGTGCGGAAAAGAGCTTTATAAAGGATGGGAGCAAAGCGCATGCAACTTCGTGCTTAATTTAAACATTGACTGCCAAAGTACAAAAGCTCTTTGGGGAGAAGATGAAAATATAGGATTTGAACATCCAGCGATTGAAGATGGTAGTGGATTCCAAGGATTGAAAATAGTTAGTGGGTCGGATAAAGATTATAGACTTTGTATAAGCTGCCACCGTAAATTTACAAAGATGATTGGCGACTGGTTAAAGAATGGTTGCTAACTAAGATATATACACCATTATGAGAGCAATCTGGCAGGGAACCGACAGTTATCTTCTGGTAAGCACAAAGAGGCTTAACTTAAGAGAGAAGTATTACGCCTACAAGATGCGGACATTCGCCCGTATCTGTGACAAGTTCGCTTCGGAGCATTACGCCATTGGTGAACTGGTGGAGCGAAATCTTCGGATGTTTGGTTTAAAGAAACCGATTAAGCAGTTCAGAACTCCGGTAAGCAAAAGACTCAAGATAGAAAGAGACACCTTTCCGGACAGGTTTATTATCCTCTACTATTATCCGAAGGGCAGCAAGTTCAGAGCGTGGCTTTACGGTTACGATTTGTACCAAGAGGCACGGGAGAGGTTCAGGGGTGACAAAAGGGTTATATTTCTCACCGTGAAGGGCAAAAGTGACATGAGATATATCTACCCGCTTGTTGACTTTATGATTCGCCCGAACCGGCATGATGGCTATCCGAGAATGGTAACAGAGTGCGAGATGAACGGAATACCCTATTATTGGAGCGCAGAGAAGCCCAATTTTCACAAGATGATAACAGAGATAAGAAGGGAGTATAACAATAAGTTCGTAAAATAAATCACTTTTTATTTGGAAAACCGGAATTTGTTTTGTAGATTGCGACTGAACTAATAATGTAGTTATGGCTGCACCAAAGGGGAACCAGTATTGGCGACTAAGATCAAAGCACGGGAGGGATAAACTATTTACCTCTCCTGAATTGCTATGGGAGGCGGCCTGTGAATATTTCCAATGGTGCGAGTCTCACCCATTAGAGGAAGAGAAGGTCTGGCAGTATCAGGGAGACGTAGTAAGGGCGAAGGTTAGCAGGATGCGAGCAATGACAATGAATCAGCTCTGTTTTTATCTCGGTGCGAGTGAGTCTTATTTCAGGTATTTCAAGTCAACACTCAAAGAAGAGGATAAAGATTTCCTAACTGTCATCAACGAAATAGAGGACATTATCTACAATCAGAAGTTTCAGGGAGCAGCAGCAGACCTACTTAATGCGAACATCATTGCACGTGATTTAGGATTAAGAGACAACCAGAGCGTTGACCATACGAGCAATGGAGAGAAGATGGATATAAAGATTGCCGTGTTAGATGAAGAGACAGCAAGGGTGTTTAAGGAGCTAAGGGATGGAAGTAAAGCTGACTGAGGTTTTCAAGAAAACGGGACAGGCTTATTTAGATGCGGTTTCCGGTAAGGGGCCGAGACTAATAATCAATCAGGGTGGTCAGGGATCAAGTAAAACATATAGCACGTGTCAGGTAATTTATAACATCAACAAAAAGTCACAAAAAAGGCTTAAGACAACGTTTTGTTCTTATGCGCTGCCACACTTAAAGCAGGGAGTTATAACAGATTTTGATAATATATGCACCTCATTTGGGGAGAACATAGGGGAGATAAAATCAGCTCCCTCTCATCCTGTTTACAATATCGGCAACTCTGTTATTGACTGCTATGGTGTAGAGGGTAACTTGGCGATGGCACACGGACCCAGAAGAGATATATTGTTTATTAACGAGTGTAATCGTAAGATAACATATGAGGTGTTTGATCAGCTGTTCTCCCGTTCCCAGATTACATTTCTCGACTTCAACCCGGATCAGGAGTTTTGGCTTCACGAAAAGGTATTACCCAACTTCCCGCACGTTTTAATCAAGTCTAACTTTCTCGACAATCCGTGGCTTACCGAGAATGAAAGAAACAATATCCTGCTTAAGAAAGATAAGCCGGGGTTTGAAAACTGGTGGCGTGTCTATGGGCTTGGTGAGCTGGGTCGCCTTGAGGGTGCTGTATATGAGAACTGGAAACACGGTGAGTTTGACAATTCCCTGCCTTACGGTTTTGGGTTGGACTTTGGTTTTCATCCAGACCCGGATGCAATGATAAAGGTGGCGATAGACCAGAAGAGAAGAAAGATATATCTCAAGGAGTGTTTTTATCAGACGGGTCAGTTGGTTGCCGCACTCAGGGATAACGTGGGGAAATATGCAAAACCACACGACTTAATAGTTGCGGACTCATCCTCTCCCCGTCTTATAACAGAGCTACGGCAGCAGTACAATGTAAGACCAGCGGTTAAACCTGCGGGGAGTGTTATAGAGGGTATCAGAATGGTGCAGGACTATGAGTTAATCATTGACAACGAGAGCCACAACCTAACAAAGGAGCTATCTAACTACGCATGGGATGATAAAAAAGCAGGAGTGCCGATTGATGCTTTTAACCACCTTCTCGACCCGATGCGCTATTATGTATCAATGGCAACACGAATCAGAAAAAAAGTAAAGTATTCATGAAACTACACTACGGACCAGGCATGCAATTTCACGGGGACAGGGCAATCGAGTTTTTGGACTTTGAGCCTTACACACCGGAGATTGATGTTGATGAGCCAGCTATGTTCTGGCTTTACAGCGAGAGAGATTATGAACTATTAAAAGCACACAAGGGGCAAAAGTTTATCTTTTGGCACGGTACAGATGTATTGATATTGCGGAAGAATTGGGCGAGGGTAATTGATACGCTCGTAGATGCCCGTCATGCGTGTCATAATGAGATACAGAGAAACCTATTGGCAGAGATGGGTATCTATGCTCATATAAGGCCGGTGTTCTGGAATGACGTTACAAAGTACCAACACGAAGGGGCGTTTATACCGGATGTTTACCTGACATCTCATAAAGGCAGGGAGGTTGAATACGGTGAGTACATGGCTTTGGCTTTAAGTCAGGCGTTACCGGGGTGGAACTTCCATATCTACGGCACAGAAGGGAAGAGCCGGGAGAACTTAATCTATCATGGCGAGGTGCCGGAGGAGCAGATGGATTTAGAGACAAGCGTAATGGCTGCAACCCTGAGGTGGAAAAAGATAGAAGGATTCCACTGGGATGGATTCTCTCAAACGTCGATGAAAGCACTGTTGAGAGGACATAGTGTTATATCCGGCATTAAGTACCCCTATAAAGGCTGTTTTCATGTAAAGAACATTGAGGACATGATAGATGAAATAAACGTGTTCGGGTGGTATGACGATAGGGAGCCAATCAAATTAAACGACTTCACATGGCTACAATAGGAGTAAGCATAATAGCAAAGAACGAGGAACAGATGATCGGGGCGTGCCTTGAGTCTGTGAAGGATGCCGACGAGATAATCGTACTCGACACGGGCAGCGAAGACAAAACGGTAGAGATTGCCAGTAAGTACGCTAAGGTATTAACGCATTACAAGTGGAATGACAACTTTAGCGAGGCACGCAACGAAGCACAAAAGCACTGCACAGCAGACTGGATAGTTATTATCGACTGTGACGAGGTTGCGTCTCCCGGTTTTATATCCGCTATACGGGCGATTGTAGGGCGCAAAGAGAACACAGACATGATAGCGTTCACCTGCGATGTTCAGACAGCCTTAGAGCTTATCAATTCGCCCCGTGTGCTAAAGAATATCCCTGAGATGAAGTGGGAAGATCCGGCACATAATCGGCTGCCATTGGTTGAGGCTAACGGGGATTTAATAAGAAAGACTCACCTGTTAATCAACTCAGGCTTCTCGCCTAATCACACAAAGGACAAAGACAGGACATTAAGAATACTGAAGAAAGCAATACAGGAGGAACCGCATAAGCTGAGGTATTACTATTACATCTCCCGTGAGTACCTATCCCGTCAGATGGTGTATGAGGCTATTCATAATCTGGAGTTCTACTGCGAGAATGCCGAACCGTCAAACGAGAGTGCCGATGCTCACTTTCTCGCTGCTACCTGCTATTGGGATTTGGCAAAGACAACGGGCAACCAGGGGATGTATTTAAAGGCATGGAACCACGCATGGGAATGTGTTAAGACTATCCCGACAACGAAAGACGCATGGAAGATAATCACCTCACTGAGTAACGGGCCTTTTAAGAAGTTCTTTGCTCAGGTTGTAGAGATGGCCGATAATGATCATGTAATGATGGTACGGAACCTATGAGATATACGATAATTGATAAGGTAGATTGCCCTGTATGTGGGTGGACAGGTTATCTCAGTGACAGCGTGCCGAATCACTTAACGCAGGTTAATCGCTTCCCCCCCGGACATCCGATGCACGGAAGGAGGATTAAGCAAACCGTTGTGAGGTACTACTGCCCTACCTGTTTGGCACAGGAAAAGAAATCTTTACTTTTATACAGGGACAAAGTAAACCTTTGGAATAAAAAGGAGGCGATAGAACCGTCGGGAAGACAGATATTAATTTAAAAACAAACAAGTCATGGCAAACTTTAATGAAGCACTAATTCACCTCAAGGAAGGCGGACAGGCAAAGAGAGAGATAGTAAAAAATGACACCGTAATTGTGTTTTACAAAGACGAATTGTGTCAGATGAGCAAAAATACAGGAGTGCGTTATCCGTACACCCTGAGTAACGAGGACTTAATGGCTGAGGATTGGATTGCTGTAACGGAGAAAAAATGAACATACCGGAAAGTTTTGAATTATTCGGACACAAAATAAAAGTAGTGTTCGACAATACAAGCTGCCATGTTTCGCAGGCGGTAGGATTAAGTGAGTCAAATCAGAATACGATAACGCTCGCCAATGAGAAAACAGACGGAGAGCCTATTCCGGAATCAAGTATAGAACAGACATTCTATCACGAGCTACTTCACATGATTTATGATAAGCTGGGTTACTACAAAGAGAGCAAAGACGAGATAAAAATAGAACAGGCGTCACAGCTACTGTATCAAGCACTTAGCACGTTTAATAAAAATAGTTAAAAAATAAATGCAAAAACATTAGGATATATGAAAAAGATTACTTATATTCCGCAGTTTTCAAAAATAATACTAATCAAAATTTGATCAAATTATGGCTTCAAAAAATGTATGCTGCCCCGTTCCAACGGCCGTTGCGAGTGCAGTAACTACACTGAACCCCTGTCCTACTGATATAGGGCAGATTCAAAAACTGGTATTCTGGAGGGCCGGTAACTCCATCGCATCAGAGGCAACAGCTTTGATAAGTTCCACATGGACTACTCTACTGGCTGCCACCGGATCGACTAAAGCGATTGTTACTCCGTTCCTGGGTAATCCTACCTTTGAAGGAGGCGAACCGAGAGAGTTCGGAGGGGGCAATGAGACAAGAGACGGTATTCCACACAGAAAAGGGGAAGAGCCGATGCAGTTCACCGCTGCTATTCAGCAGGCCGCTCAGAGCGTAGTAAAGACCATGAAGGACTGGTCGTGTGAGAACCTTGAAGTGATGTTTATCGGTGAGGGCAACCAGCTTTTTTATCGCTTAGATGGATCAGCAGTTGAGGGCTTCCCGATTCGCTCACTGTTTGTTTCTTCACTTATGCCAGGAGGATTCACAGACGACGACGCTAATCAGATTTCATTCTATCTACCACCCAACTGGTCTGATGATGGCACACTGTCTGCTGCTTCTACATTCCTTCTTGATATGGTAAATAGCTGATGAAGGTCAAACTAATATGCGGGGATGATTCTACGGTAGTCGATTTTCAGGTTGCCGAGAATATGCTCCGTATTCAACGTGAAATGAGACGGGAGGGATGGGTGCTTCCCGATGATTCACCTTATGAATTTAAAGACAATGGCCTTATCAGACGGACAAATAAAAGAGTTAGTAGAAAAGAATCCGAAAAAGCAGCAGATACAGATAGCGATTAATCACGAGAGACGGCTGCGCTTTCACGGGGAGACTACAATGGATAAGGGGAAGATACCTTATCTTAACACCTTTTATCAGTGGGTGGGTGGTACGTACTCAACAGAGTCGCACCCACGCCTGCTTCCCGAGGATAAGTTCAAGCGTTTCAAACAGCTCCTTCAGGCTCCTATCGAGACGGTGGAGTTGTGTGATACTATCTATACTCAGCTTTCAAGGAAATTCGATTCAGAGGATCAGGTCAGGGAGTTCTATTTTAAAGACGAAAAGGCCAAAGAAGACTGGATCGGATTCTATGATCATTCGTTTTGGAAGACTAAAGGCTTTGAGGCGATGCGTACCGCCATCAATTCTGTGTGGGTTGCTGACCTGCCGGAGGTGATGGATGGCGAACTCCCCGAGCCTTATGGTTACTTGATACCGATTGAATCTGTAAAGGACATTGAAAATGATGACGACAACAACTGCCAGTGGGTCATATTCTGCATTGGTGATTACCTGCTCGTATATGACGACGATAGTATTCGTAAGTATGAATACAAGGACAGGAAAATGGGACAACAGGTCGCTGAGTTTAAACATGAATTAGGTTACTGCCCTGCTCGCCAGATGTGGACTGATAAGTTAGTAGTATCTGATTTGGTGAATAAGAAAAGTCCTGTATCGAGTGTTTTGTCATGGATGGATTATTACCTGTTTATGCTGGTCAATAAGAAGTACATGGAACTGAGCAATAGTTACCCGATTACGGCTGTCTATTCGAGCGACGACTCATCGAAAGAAGACAATCAATCAGAGGCGACAAAGACGCCCGACGGTGGTAATCATATCGGGGCTGGTACGTTTATACAGGTAGACCCGCCCCTTCCCGGTGATACTGTGGACATGATGCGTCACCCTGTTCAGTTAATCAATCCCGATGTTGCTACTTTAAACTATCATATCGAGAAGCTCAATGAGTTGCGTGAGATGATTTACCGTAGTGTTGTCGGGGCTGGTGGGGAACCGGAGAATGACCAGGCGCAGAATGAAAAGCAGATACTTGGTTCATTTGAGGATAAGACAACCGTTTTAATGAAAGTAAAGCGGAACTTTGAAATCATTGAGACGTTTGCTGCTGAGACACTGGCCCGTTTAAGGTACGGTGATGTTTTTGAGTCGTGTCTAATTAACTACGGTACTAAGTGGTATCTCCAGTCTCTGAGTGCGCTGTATGACGACTACACGAAGGCGAAGGATTCAGGGGCGAACCAGATAATACTTGAGTCGCTGAATGAGAGTATTCTTAACTCACGATTTAAGAACGACCCCGAAGGAAGGTTAAGGGCAAAGATTATAACAGACCTGACCCCGTATCCTGACAAAGAGGTTGACGAGTTGATAGAGCTAAACGACAAAGGGCTGGTAAGCGACAGGGATGTCATCGTAGCTTTAAATTTAATGAACTTTATAAACAGGTTTGAGAGAGAAAATTTGCGCCTCAATTTATTTGGCCGCAAGAATAAATATGCAGAGCAGCTCCGGTCTATTCAGGAGGTTATATATGGCTATGCAGATGAATTATTAATTAAAATTAGCAAAAATGACAATGATGAAGGCGAACTTGAACGCCAAATTTCAGATTAAAGAAGCGGAAGCTGGGGCATACCATGTATTCTGCAAGCGTATCCAGCTTCTCGATCCTAAAGACCCGACTAAGCAGGATGTTAGTCAGTGGGTGAGTATATTCCTATCGGGCAAAGAGTATGCCGATTTTGAGAAGAATAAGAAAGCGTGCGGTGTTAATGAGGCCGAACTTATCCATGACGGTGGTAAGTGGCGGGAGGAGAACGCTGAGAAGCTGGCAAAGGATGCCGCTGCTCTGGCAAAAGAAAGAGAAGCCACCGCAAAGGCTGCGTTGATTGCTGAGATAAAGGCCGACTTAAAGGCTGAAGCTGAAGCAGAAAAAAAGGCCGAAACACGGGGTAGGCCGAAAACCAATTAACAAATATATATTATGAGACGTTTTTTAATTGTTGCTGGTTTGAGTCTGTTATCCTTCGGGTTAATGGCTCAGAATTACGTTACCGGAACCATAACAAGTGCAGACACTATTTATGGAACCGGGAATATCACCATCACACTGCCGGAGGTACTGGTTAACGGGGAGTATGACATATCAGCTCAGATTGTCCCGACAGCCTATTCCGTTGGCGATAGTGTTAATGCGGTGATAGAGGTCTTCCAAAGCAACTCAGTTGCTGGTACAACGTACACAGAGATAACCGCAGAGCAGGACACTGTTATTGCTGTCGCTGGTACGATTGTAGAGGTATCGGATTTCTTAGGGGCAAAGTTCAGACTGAAGCTCACTGGAATATCCACAGATACTATTTTTCCTGTAAGGGTAGATTACATTTACAAGAAGAATGAGTAAAAGGGATTTCAAATTTAAGGGATAAATCAATATAAGGGATATGAAAACGAAAGAAGAGGCGATAAAGAAAATTCAGGAATCAGACTCCGATGAGTGGGTGATTCGCACGGCACAGGAAGATGAGGACTTCAAGGGGAATCTCATAGCGAATGAGGTTGAATCCAAAATCAAGACGAGGATTGCAGAGGTCTATAACACGATAGACGCTGACGTGGAGCAGGTGCTGGGTGAAAAGAAGCCCAACGGTGTAAAGACTTACGATTACATTAAGGAGGTTCTTTCGGGGCTTAAGAGTAAGGCCGGAAGGATAGAGGAACTGGAGGCTCAGATAGCCTCAAAAAGCAAACCATCAGAAGAACTGGAAAGGTTAAAGGGTGAATTAAAAAGCGTGCGGGAGCTGTACAATACAGAAAAAGGCCAATGGGAAACCGAGAGAGGCGACCTGTTGAGTAAGCATAACCAAACGCTTGTAAGGGGTCAGATAGAGTCAGCACTTGCAGGGTTCAAGTTAAAGAAAGACGTACCCGAGTCAGTGCTTAACGCATTTAAAGAGGTTGAGCTTAATAGGCTTGTTGGAATGGCACAACTGACGGAGAACGGGGTTATATTTAAGGATGGTGAAAAGACCATCCTCAACCCGACAACCGCAGCACCGAAAAGTCCGCAGGAGATATTGGCTGAACGCTTTAAAGATGTAATTGATGTTTCAGTTCCCAAAGCGGGAACAGGAACAAAGGCTACGTTCAAGAGAGACGGAGGTAAGATTACGGGCGTTGAGATGATTCTACCTGACTCTGTACAGTCGAGAGATGACCTCGGAAAGTATCTGATGGAGCAAGGGTTGGCGAGAGGATCAGCAGAGTACACAGCGGCTTATGCCGAACACTCAAAAGACCTGCCGCCGCCGAGTGTTTAACAGATAAATTAAATTAAAATGGCTTATTCAACAACAAGATTAGACGAATATCGCACCGAGAATATGAATCTCGATGCGGCTGAAAACAGGCTGAGTAACTACGGGGCATTGGAGACATTCATTAAGGATACTCCTAACCTGCTCCCTGGTGCTGCCGAGTTTGCCGGTCAGAGAAAGACCGAAGACAGGACAGTTAGTTATGCTGTAATGGCACGGACTACTCTGGCCAGTGGAACCGCTCGTACTTGTACCGCTTCAACCGATCAGGGTACAAGTGCTTATGTCACGCCTTCATGGAGTACATATTACAACGAGTTCATGACCGTACCGGCAGAACACGCTAACAACTACATCTCTTATCAGAGGAACTTTAACCATCTGGCTACTTCTCTGGAGAGGGATGCACTAAGCGACCTTGATACGGCTGCTATCTCTCACCTGAACACCAACAAGTCACAGGTGAACGCTTCTGATGGCAATCCTTACACCGTTACAAGTAACGTAATGATTGTTCCGAGTGCGAACATTGACGAGGTATTCAACGAGCTTCAGGCGATACTTAAAGCCAACAGTCTTCCGGCTGATAGCATTAACGTCATCGGTTCCGTGAGAACATCTGCTTTGGTAAATAAGTATATCAATCAGGGCGTTGCCAACTCTACTAATTATCAGTATCAGTTCGGCCCTTATA